TCTCGAACTGGACAGACCAGTAATCGTCCTCCCACATCGCACCTTCAATGGTGACGAAGCGACGATCGCGGAGAGACAGTGCCCGCATCTCGGCCTGAGCGGGAGCAACACTGTCAAAGCGCTGCATGGCCAGCTTGTGGATGTCGCGCAGCTTGTCGGTGTCAGGCGCGGTATCGCCGTCCTGCTCACTCTCGGGCTGCGGGTCGTCGGCCATCGGGCATTGGAATACCCGACGCGCTCGCTACTCGCGCTTTATCGTTGGTTTATCGTCTGTTTAAGCGAAGCCACTCAGCGCATTGCTCTTCAAAGATCGCCGCAACGTAAGCTGAGGGAGCGACGCCAGCAGCCTTATACTGCTCTACGCCACGCTCGACCCCTGCAAGCCATTCCCATACCGTTTGGCCTTCGGAATTACGCAAAGCAGGGCGAACCGGGGGCCTGTAAGCGTTGGTAAGCCCGGCTGAGCCGACTCCTAACAGGTTCTGATATTGGCTGAGAGCGTTCGCCCTGGCGCCTTGTAGGGCAAGGTCGGCAGCTTGGCGGGCGCGGTCGATGACTTGCTGCTGCATGGCCAAAGAGTCATCCACCATCACCGCCTCCATCCCGTCACAATGCTCGGCACAGGCATAACCACAGTCGGCGCCGATGACTGCACCCGCCTCACACCCTCCAGCGCATAGCGCAGCGCGTCAATCAGGTGGTTATTCTTGTCCTCAAGCACCGGGGTCGGCTCGCCGGTCAGCTTGTCCAGCTTGTAGCTGTAGGTCGCCAGCTCGTCGGCCACGTGCGTGCAACGAGGGTGAACCACGATGTCATATGACTGGAGGAACGCGATACCTTCCTCAACCGACTTGCTACCCTTCACGCTGGCACGCACCTTCGGGAAGCCATGGCGCCGAAGGTAGCTGATTGTCTCCGGCCGGCTGCTATCTGCCGTGACCGGCCAATCGGTAGCAGCAGGCACCTTGCCGAACAACATCGGTAACTGCTCGATCTCACACCCGATCATGTACGCTTCATAATCTACGAAAAGGCTTTGGCCCCGTAAATAGCAGCGAACAAGGCAGCTAGGATCAATACTGTACCCAAAATCAGCCCCCAGACGGTATTCTGCCACTCCTGCATTATCAAACTCCGCCTCGCTACCGACACGCCAATTCTTAAATACACGCGCCTCGCTGTTGCGCCAATATGCGCCACGCCAGATGTGCAGGTACTTGTCGTAGTCGCGCTCGCGCTGCCATTCCATCTGGGTCCGCAACTCGTCCGGAAACCACGGATTGTCGTCGTGCTGCACCTCGATCACATCAGCGCCAGGCGGAGGACTGTCGCTGCGGAATAGGGCATCAACCGGATCGTCAGCTTTCAGCGGGTTCCATGTCAGCCATATCTCACTGTTCGGCGCGCGGATGGTCGGGATCAGCGTATCCAGCGAGGCTTGCGTGATAGCCTGAGCCTCATCAACCCACGCGATCGTCACACCCTCAAGCGACTTGATCTGGTTTGCATTGCCCCGGAGCCCGGCGAAGATGAACAGCGAACCGTTCTGTCCGCGTATCTCGCTCTCGGTGCTGTCGAAGAACGCTCGGCATCCCATTCGCTCGATCTCGTCGTCCAGCAAGCGCTTTGAGCTGTCCTTGATCGACTTCTGCACCTCACGGGCGCACAGCACGCGCTCTGGACCTTGCAGTGCCTTCAGGACTAGTGCCGCTGCCACTGAGCGCGACTTGCCGCCGCCGCGCCCGCCCCACACCGCCTTGAAGCGGTTCGGCTGGAACAGGCGCTGTGACCAGCGGGGTAGCTCTACCTCAGTCATTAGCCCTTGAACGTCACAGACACGCCGGCCGGCAGGGGATTATCGGGATCGGAGCCCACTAGCTGCTTATCGCCGTATTTCTTCGGGAACAGCTTACTGAGATACCATTTCCGAGCATCCAGCGCCAACCGGCCCAGAGCGGCATCCTCAGCCTGTAGCGCTTCCTCCATACCCCGATCCGCCTCAGCATCCAAACCGGCTTCACGTGCGCGCGCGTACCTGTCTTGCAGTGTCCGGTCAGCAGCCACCTCATTTAGAAACTGCGTCCGACTGATGCCGAGCGTTCGGCACGACTTGGACAGGTTCCCAGTAAGCGACAAGTCGTCCAACAGCGGCTGGTAGTCCATCACGCTTTCCTCGCCCGCAGCCGAGCCAACCTTAGCCGCACAGCCCATGCCGTCCTGCCGAGCCTATCTGCGATCTCCGGCGCCCTAGCACCCGATGCTTTCATGCGGGCCACGATGCGGTCCTCCCTGGCTGTCCAGATGCGCCGGCCGTGCGTGCCCTTCAGGGCGCTGCATAGGCGCGCTGTTTCGTCATCCGTCAGAGCGCGTTCCCGGCTAAGCTGGTCGGCGAAGAAAATGGCTGCATCCCCCATCACCGCGCCTCCTGCTGCTCGGCACGGACGCGTTTGATGGCGGCGTCTCTCCGCTTCCATTCACGGCCGGCTCGCCGTTTTGCTTCTAAATCGCGGGGTTTAGCGGCATCGCAGGCCCGACAATTGCGCCGACCGCGATACACAAAGGTATTCTCGGCCGAATACTCGTGGCCTTTCGGGCAGTGCGTCTTGTTCCCGTGACCCGTGCGTTTTTTAGAAGCCATATCCAACATATTGTCGGCGTGCGTGCCTAGAAACAGATGGTCTTTATTCACGCAGGAGGGGTTGTCACACCGATGGCATACTTGGAACTCGCCGGGATCACCGTAGGCAATCACATAAGCCATGCGGCTTGCGGTAAATCTGCCGTAATTCCAGTGAAAAAGGCCATACCCCGTCTTACCGCGTGTGCCATCCCACGAATGGCAGTCACCTATCCTAGAGACCTTTGCGTTGAACGCGGCAACCAACTCTGCCGTTGGCTGAGGATAGGGCTTCATGCAGCACCTCCGAGCTCGCGACCCTTTCGGATAGCCTTTAAGAGGCCTTCAATGGCTGGCGTGTCATCATATTTGCCATCAATAAAGTCTGAGGCGACCCAATTTTGACGTGGTGCGATCTCTGCTGCGATTTCACGGGCGGCAAGCAGGTCGGGATCGACCGGTGCGGGCAGTTCGGCGACGATGGCGCGAAGACGTCTGGTAATCGGGTGGCCGCTGCCAATCGCGGTCATACCGTTCTTGTCCCATTCAGCGTCGAACTCACGAGCAACGCCAATTAGCCGCTCCACCAGCGCGGGATCATACTCGGTCATCATACCTCCTGCCGGCGATCACGCCGCTTGTGTGTGAAGTTGTTGGTGAGGGTCATGCGTCACTCCCCGACAGGATCAGGAACCCCCACGCGGCGACGAAGAAAGAGGCTGTATGGCGGACGCCCTGTGACCAAAGCCGCGCGTCTGGCTGCCCTTCGTACAAGGCGGCGACAAGGTAGATGAAAGCTGCCCCGACGAGCAGACTTAACGCGAAGTCCACAGTGCGCTTCATGCCTCACCCGGCGCGGTCGTTCGCTCACCTTCCCGCATGATGCCCAAGCGCTCGTTGTCGATCTTGCAAACGAGGTAGGGCTTGCCGGATGCACGAACCCAATCCATGCGATTGAGCATCGCGACGTGATCTTCGAGTTGAGCGCGAGCGAGTGGACTGCCGCGCTCCATTTTCGGAACCAAACTGGTCTGCCGGCGCGCGACAATCGGGTTAGCTGGCGTGGGCTGTTCGGTCATAACTGCCTTCGATCAATCGGGTGAAGCTTTTCGGCTGAAGCAAAAAGTCGATATCTGCTCGCCAGCCTTTGTCGTTCGCCCCGTGCATCCACGGGTTCCGCTCCACGGCATCTATCGCCTCGGTCCAGTCCTCGATCGGGTGCTGCCGAATGCGTGCCGCCAGTGACCGGCGTCGGGGTTCGGTCATGCGAGCCTTCGCCAAGCCGCATCGACCAGCCATTTCATTCCAGGCTTCGACCACGTGTTCCGGACGCAAGGCCGGTGAGGAAGCTTTAGCTTCCGATATAACTTCCTTCTTCTTTTCTTCCCTTACTTGTTCTGTGTCTTGCGTCTGTCTTGCCTGCGTCTCGTCTGCCGTCTCGCGCACTGTCTCGTCGGTATCGTTTCCGTGCTGAAAACGGTCGTAATTACAAATGGTTATGACCAGTACGCCTGTCTCGGCTACTGTCTCGATCATGGTCTCGGATTTTAGACGGGTCAGAAGGCGCTCAACCCACCCTTTGTCACGGTCCATCGCCTCGGCGAGGTCGCGCACAGACATGGCAAGCTGGCCGCGTCGCAGCTCGATTGCGCGGGCTTTGTAGCGAACGCGGGTTGGCCGCCAGGAGGCGCGCAACACCATGTAGGCGAACGCCATCGCTTCCGCATCGTTGCGGAAGGCGGGGTGCCCTACTAGGCTCCGGTGAAAGCGCGCGTAGCCGCTCATAGCGCTTCCGCTTGGCCACAAAACCGTGTCGGGTGCGTCTGCGGCCAAATCAATTCGACCACAGTGCCAGTGTCCGCTTTAAGCGGTTTATTCCTCTGACACATGCCCAGCAATTCAGTGCCCGGCGATCGCCTGGGATCAGGCGCCCAGAAACGACAATCGCGGCAGTAAATACGCTCACTCACGCGGCGATCTCCCACCCAACAATGTCGAACGGCGAGCCCGTCAACTCCCACCGGCACCCGAACCGTCCATCAGCAGCCCAGCCGTTAGGCAGGGCGTTACCGACCGGCTCACGGCCGCAGACGCTGCCGTTCCGCAGGCGGACGATGACGCGCTTGCCAGCGGCAATTGGGGGAAGGTGGCCCTTGTTCGCCATCACGCGACGCTGGCCTTCAAAGGCACGCCCTGCGCACGGAAGAAGCCCTCCACCTCCTCCAAGGAGCGGGCACAGGTCCAAGGGCACTCGTTGTCCTGAAAGCGGTCGGCGATGGCCTTCTGCTCGTCGGAGAGGCGGCCCTTAGGTGCTTTCAGCTCGACCCCGTAAACACGGCCGTCGAGAATGGTCAGCAGGTCGGGCACCCCTGGAAGGACACCTTGCCACTTCAGGCGCGCAGCCTCGCGCTTGTCACGCCTACCACCATTCGGCACTGCGAACACGATTGCGCGTGTCGGCAGGGCCAGCCGGAGATAGGCGACCACGGCGCCCTGCAACTGTGCTTCGGGCTGGGCCACTACGAAGCGGCCTCAGGCGCGCGCCAGTGCATCAGCGCGTAGAGCTCGCAGGCCTTGCGAGTGCTCGCGAGAGGCGCTTGATTGCAGTGCCCCTTGAGTTGGGCGATCTTCCCGCTGCGATCAACCTCCATGGTCGCTACGCCGACGCCGTCGCGGGACACCGCTACGATGGCGCAATCTCCTGCCTTCACCGAATAGGCGTAGGAGGCGACGCAATGCCGCATCTCCTGGCCGTTCTCGCGAAGCTTGCGTATTGTGCGCAGCACAGTGAACAGCAGGCCCTCGACCTCGGCATGGTCGGGTAGTGCCGACCGGCAGATCACATCATCGAAGGTCTTGGCCAGTTCCCGCTGCCGCATCATGTAGCGGACGGCCTGCTCATCATGCAGGCGGATGTGCCACGCCTCTACGGCTTCAAGCGCGCGCGCCCATGACCAGCGCTCATTCAACTCGCCTTGACCACGTTTAAGGTAGTCGAGAACTTGGTCGACCTGCTCAAACCGGCTGAGGTCTTCAGCAAGCCGGCGGGCGATCCACGCCACCCAGGTTGGTGTGCGGTAGCCTTTCGGTGCCCGCGCCAACCATCCTCGAATGCCGTCAAGCCATACGCCTTGGCTGTCGCCGGGGATGCACTGCGACAGCGTTGAGGGGTCGAGCAGAGACAGCGCCACGATAGTGTGCTGGTTGGCCGGCTTGACCGCCTCTGGCCCCAGCTTACGAAAGCACAGGGGCAGCCCATAGGCCGCCAAGAGGTCGCGCAGCTTAGGCGTCGACCCGACGCGCTCGGCGAAGGCGTCCCGCTCACCATACGAAACGTGCGAGCCGAACTTGCGGGCTGCGGCGAGCGCCAAGACGGGCGCCTGCTCGACATACTGGACCGCATGGGGGTGGGTAGTGCAGAGAACGTGCGCCACGTCGTCCATCTGCCCATCGGCGAAGCGGATGCGCGCAACCGTCATGCGAACACCGCCCGTGCGCGCCGGATGTCGGCGATGCGTTTCCGGCTCGCGGCTTCACGGGCGCGTTGGCTCTCGACGCGGCGGGTGACGACCCGCTCGCCGGGCACGACGATCCACTCAGGACGGAGGTCGAGAACCGTCATATCCGACGCCCCGACTGCACCTTCCACCGGTCGAAGCCGAGATTGGCCGCGATCTGCATGGCTTCGAGTAAGCCCCAGCGGTGCTGCCCGGTGTAGAGCATCGCTTTCAGCAGCGCGGCGCAGCTTAGCTCGG